TTGTGTTCCTTACACAAAGGCACGACAATGCTTACTTGGCCTTGCGGCGAAGCTTGCTTCCCACCACCTCATCCCAAAGGAAGAGATGGGAAGGAGTCGTATAGGGTTCAGGACTGAACCGACACGTACTGTGTACGTACCGGGTCCGCGTTATGACCTCGGATTTGACCGTTGCGGTCGAGCCCAAAAGGTCTGACGGCGCCTTGCCAGAACTCTGCAGAAGGTAAGTAGCAGAGCGTTTAGGTTTAGGCACTGACGGAACCGCATCCCTACGCCCACAGTTCTTTTCGATGAACCATAGGAGCAAAGAGCGCCAACCATAAGTCTTTCGACTATCCTGTTTAGGGGCATAACCCTCAAATACCGGGTACCCAAAGTTGGGTTTACTCACCGGGTCAAATCGGGCAATCTCCTCCCCAGTGGAGAGGATGATCATCTTAGGGCAGGGTGCCGGCGGATGATGCCTATCTACCTTCAACCTCTTCGTCCTCCACGCTAAATGCGGCGTGATCCACACACCGGAACGTGAATCCTCATTCCAGGGAACGAGGCGGAGACCTAACCGGCTGACAGTGTCGGCAGCCCAAGACCACAAGGGTCCGGGTACCATTGCTGCACCGATGAGGCCGTTCAGAGAATGCGACATCCCCGCTTTGTCCGATTCTTTCGGGCACTCACGGAGATAGAAGGGCGTTACTAACTGCCCCTTGTAGTAGTCGCACCCGCAGGACTCGCGAAAACGAGACTCCGGGTTATAGAACGACTTTGCGTCGTTCACTCTGAAACCGAGGAAGTTGAGCAGCGTGACCAAGTTTGGAACAAGGTCAGACTCGAGGGCGATGTCGTCCCCGTAGACTGCGTACTGTCGAGAACCGACAGCACGGCACGCCGCCGCGAAGATCAGCGTTTCGAGGGTAAAGGTATACCCATTCCCCATTGAGGAAAACTTGGCATATGTGCCGGTTCCCCAGGGGGCGCTGAAAGAAGATGACCGGAACTGGCATAGAAGCTGGAACCAGTCAAACGGCAGAAGTAGCGCAACAGCATTGAAGCTGCACGTGTCCGACGCCATCTCCAGGTCAACGGTCGCAAAGGATCCATCGATGGACCCCAAACGAGCGAATTCCTGATTCTTCTCCTGGGATTTGAGGTTAATCCCCCACCTCCGTAGCTTGGTCTTAAACCAGCCATCCAGCGCGAGCTGGAATGGAAGCGAGTGAGTGGCCTCTTTCGCAATCGTGCGATAGGTCTCCCAGTTCTTCAATACTAGTGCGATGACATTCCGTTCTACGCACTTAAACTTACAGGAGGTCAGATCTACCCCATAAAACTGAAGTAGACGTCCCAACGCGGGAACAGCCGTACGCGGCGCCCGTAACATCCCCGAGACTTTCAGGAATGGAAGGGAGCGGCGCCTTGGCCGGTCCTCGGTTGCTCCATTGGTCACACGAATCAACGACGGCATTGCGCTGTCGAAGTCGGATACATCACCTAGCAAGGACGCAATGTCCTGCTGCATACGTTCAACTTGACGGCGGAGGTCCGGGCGCATGCGCTCGGGCTTTAAGCCATACCAGTCAAGACGTCTGTTGGTGATCCTGCAGATAAGCTCACCGCGCTCGAAAGTTTTCTGCGCGTTCGCCAAACATCTGACAGGGTCGGAAAACTGCTCGTTCTTTTTGAACAGAACAGCAATCTGGCGTTCCGCCAGAACCGACTGTATCTCAGGATCCTGATACTCGCGATCCTCAATGCGACCAATCTTGGCTAGAGATGCAATGTCCCTAGCTCGTAGCATCCCCTCGACCCGTTTCCGGGCGTCATCGGGAGATGGGAGAAGTGTTCGAAGCAGGTGTAGAGCTACCTGAAAAGGATTTAGCCGCGTTTGCGGTCGGCTCTGCTGGGGTTTCATTGCGAATACCTCCTATAGCGTCAGTCTGGGGCCCGAACTTGAAAGTAACGGACCCGAAGTCGAGCGAAACACCCTGGTGCAATACCAGGGCTGTTACCGCGAGTACGGCAAGGGCATAGATGCCCAGGCGTACGTCACGGGAATCACTGGACATATGCTTGCGAGGTCACCATTGCGGCGAACTCGTCGGAAGCCACGAAGTCACGGAACACGGCAAGAGCCGCAGTGACATCGTCAGACTGACCGTTCGCTGGATAGCGAACGCCTGCGTCAAACACCACCTTGGAAGCGAGGGGCAAGCCCTCCGCGTCCGTAGTGCCGTAGACCACCATCAGGTGGGACTCTGCAGCCCCAGTAGAGGTGGTCGGAACCTTGCGCTTCTGAATAAGCAAGCGGGGTTCCTGTACCGTGTGTCCCGAAACCATGTAGGTCCGGTTGTTCTCCTTGTCGGAGAACTCGGTAATTGTGGTTGCGAATGCAGCCATATCTATACTCCTGTATAGGTTAGAGGATACGTTTAGCCAACAATGCAGCCGCATCAGTGATGCGAGGAGATGTCAGATTAACGGTAATTGACGGAACGAGTTCCGGTATGCCTGTCGGCATCCGGGTCTTGAGGGATACGGTCTCATGGTAACTGGGCCGGAAAGAGAAACTACTGCAATTCGTTGCGGGAGTTTGCTCTACCGTGTGGGTTCGTTGACCCGTAGCCTTGTGACCTAGAGATGCGTACATACGTTCACACGTCCGACGGACTTTCCAAGCCGCCAGACAATCACCGATGTTTACAAACCAATCGGCAACAAACGAATAGGGAACAAGTTCCCATGCCGTTAGAGGAACGTCCATGACTGCGTTAAGGGTTGAGTAGCGAAATTTCGCCAATACCCTGGCTCGGTAGGAGACATCCCACTCGAGTCTGTCCGTGTACGTCGAAAATCGGTCCGAAGTCGAACCGAAGTCCCCACTGGCCACCTCCAAGGAGGGAACCGAGATACCGCTTTGCCCTGAAAGGACTAGCGGCGTCGTGGGGGTGACGATAAAGTCACGGACATTTTGACAGTCGTAACCGAGCTGCTGCCAACCGTATCGCCACGCCAACCAGGCGTCGGATGCGGCTTTAACAGTGTGTTTCCCACCACGGAGGGCCTCACGAATGAGACTCTTTGCGTCGTTGCGTGCTTTCAGTACCATGCGAATGGTCTGACGCGACTCAACGGCGGTGGTTAGGGCATCAAGGTTAGGCAGGACATCAGCCATTGCGGCGATGACAAGAGCTCGATCGTCAACTCCCTCCCAGTCCGGGAAGGAGAATCCGGGTACTTCAGGATCCAGCCTGGGCTCCGCCCAGACGTTGTTTAGGACTCCGTTGTACTCGTATTGTGGGCAGCATTGCGCTGACAAAGATACTAAGGGATTTCTCATCTGATAATCCCACCTCCTGTAGCCATTCAATGGCAGCATAGCTCCCTGCTCCAGTCTCCGGTGAAATTCCGGAGTGCGAGTTCCCGTATAGTACCCTTTCGAGAGTCCGACCGTGAGGCCGGGTTGCTCCGAATGGAGTTCCGTTGCGGGATTACAGCTATAGGTACCATCCTGGTGCCCATCGCCATACTCTATTTGAGGTCCAAAGTATCTTCCCACGAGTGGTCTCTCCGTCGTTAAAGACCGATGAGGTTGCTCTGGCAACCGGCATTGCGCCGGCTACGCCGACACCCCTGTTCGCTTCTCAGCGATCAAAAGCTTGAGACACGTAGCTATTGCTCCTAAATGGAGGAAGCATATATTACAGTAGCTCAAGCGAACAGGCC